ATGCCGAGAATAGCTATCCCCCTTTCAGATACTAAAATCCGTACCGCCAAACCTTTATCGAAAGATTACAAGCTCTCTGATGGTGAGGGTTTGCACCTGCTTGTTACAACGAAGGGAAGCAAGTTGTGGAGGATGCAGTACCGCTTCGAGGGTAAACAGAAAACGTTGAGCTTCGGCAAGTATCCGTATATCAGCCTGGCCGATGCCAGAAAGTTGAGAGAGGTGGCGAAACGGCAGCTTTTGAAAGGGGTTGATCCCATGGTTGATAAGGTGCTGGAGGTGCCTGAAAATGACAAGGTAAAGCTTTTTCAGATTGTAGCTGAGGAGTGGCTTGAGAAGCAGTTTCCGGTATGGTCGGTGCGTCATGCGCAAACGACGAAACTGAGGCTTTTCAACGATGTGTTTCCGCATATAGGGCAAATGCCAATCGATGGGATAAAGCCTGCAGACGTGCTTGTTGTGATGCGGTTAATAGAGGAGCGTGGCGCGATTGTGAAGGCGCACAAGATTAAGATCATTATCGGACAGATATGTCGGTACGCTGTGGTTACCGGACGGGCAGAGTATGATCCGACTGCTTCGATCAGAAGTAGCGAGGTTTTGACAAAGCACAAGGTGCGGCATCTTGGGGCAATAACTGATCCGAAAGAGTTCGGGGCGTTACTTCGGGCTATCGATGGTTTTTCCGGTACGTTCACTGTGCGTTCCGCCTTGCTGTTGTCTCCTCTTGTTTTTGTTCGACCTGGTGAGCTGCGGCACATGGAGTGGACGGAGGTTGACATCGAGGCGGGAATCTGGACCATATCGGCAGGAAAAATGAAGATGGGGCATGATCATGTTGTTCCGTTGTCACGGCAGGCGAAGGAAATTCTGTCGGGGATGGTTCCTGTTACCGGCCATCTGCAGTATGTTTTCCCTGGGCTTTCTCCAAGGCGTCCGATGAGCATGAACGCGATTACCGGTGCACTCAGAAGGCTCGGGTATGATGGCGAAACGATGACGGCTCACGGCTTTCGAGCTTCTGCACGAACGATGCTGGATGAGGTGCTCAGGTTTCGTGTTGACCTTATTGAGCATCAGTTGGCCCATACGGTACGGGATGCTCTTGGCAGGGCGTACAATCGCACCAGTTTTCTCGATGACAGGCGCGAGATGATGCAGGCCTGGGCGGATTACTTGGATGGGTTGAAGGTTTAGGTTTTCATTGGTATAGTTCCGTTAATCAGAATGAGGTATATGCCCCTTTTCTTGGGCGAGAGTCCCCAGTAAGTTGGCGTGCTTACTTTGGAGGGGAGCAATTTAAACGTAGTACACTGAGAGATTGCTCACTGATTTATTATTAGCTATCTTGTTAATTAGAATTTCGTTATGTAAAAATGGGATAGACAAATAATGACAGGTTTAACTTCTCTTGAAATATGCTCTGGAGCTGGTGGTCAAGCTTTGGGAATGGAGTTGGCTGGGTTTCAGCATCTTGGCTTAGTGGAGATTGAGCCTGCTGCTTGTAGAACGCTTCGCATGAACCGTCCGGAGTGGAATATAATTGAAGGAGACTTGCACCATTTTGATGGTACTCCATTCAAAGGGATTGATTTACTTGCCGGAGGAGTTCCCTGTCCGCCGTTTTCACGAGCAGGAAAGCAGCTTGGCAGTGAAGATGAAAGAGACCTCTTTCCTCAAGCTATTCGCCTTGTAGATGAATGCCGTCCGAAAGCTGTTATGCTTGAAAACGTTCGGGGTCTCCTCGATGCTGTTTTTGACGATTACCGCAATAAAGTTGAGCATCAACTGGAAAAGCTCGGATACAAACCTGGTTGGCGGCTTCTGAACGCTTCGGATTACGGTGTTTCACAGCTTAGGCCTCGGGTTGTGTTTGTTGGCATAAAGAAAGAATTATCAGAACATTTTGTTTGGCCAGAACCCAGGCAAGATTCACCACCAACCGTAGGACGTCTTCTATATGATCTGATGAAGGAAAACGGCTGGAAAGGAGCTGATGAATGGCGCGAACAAGCCAACAGTATAGCGCCAACGCTTGTTGGAGGGTCCAAAAAACATGGCGGCCCTGATCTTGGCCCCACCCGAGCAAAAAAGGCATGGGCAGCCCTTGGTGTTGACGGTCACGGACTTTCGGATGAAGCTCCTGAGGCTGATTTTATAGGAATGCCAAGATTGACGACACGCATGACTGCCAGAATTCAAGGATTTCCGGACTCTTGGGTGTTTTCTGGTAGAAAAACACCGGCATACCGACAGATTGGGAATGCCTTTCCACCTCTGGTAGCAAAAGCTGTTGCTGAGAAGATCAGTTTTTGCCTAACCAGTAAAAAAGTATTTTCACTCGCCGTTTAAATGATTTTATATGGCCAATTCTGAAGGAGCACGGGCAAAATTAAGAGTGCATTTTCTTGCTAACATTGGCAGGGTTATGGATTCTGATGAGTTGCGGTTAATAGCCGGAGGAATAACCGAATGGGCAAGAAGAGTACGAGAACTACGTAATGAAGAAGGGTATCAGATTCTAACCCACAATGACCGGAGTGATCTGAAGCCAGGTCAGTATTTGCTTGAAACTCCTACGCCTCGGCCTGCTTTTGAGCGATCCATTTCAAAAGAGACAAGAGCGTTTGTTCTCGACCGTAATGGCTTTACATGTCAGATGTGCGGAGCTGTAGCAGGAGAACCTCATCCATACGATCCCACCAGAAAAACCAGATTACATATCGGACATATAGTAGACAAATCCATGGGTGGTACTGATGATCCTTCAAACCTTAGGGCTTTGTGTTCCGTTTGTAACGAAGGGGCAGCTAATCTAACCTTGGAGCGTCCATCTGCGGAAAAACTTCTTATCCAGATCCGGAGATCAAAAGGCGGGGACCAGATTGAGGTTCTAAAGTGGTTGATTCGAAAGTATCCCGAGCAGAGTAAAACAATTTTGAATGACCGATAAGTTTTCTTCTGAAGAAATAAGCAAAAATAGTGAACGATGCTGAAAATTTGAGTTGTAAGATCTGTGGCTTTTTGAATCCTGAATAGACCCAACCAAAGCTTTATATGCTTTTCTTTGATAACTGATATGCTTATATTAAGCATTTAGTTATAGGAAATCTCAACCTTCCAGAACTGAACAAAAGATGATAAAAGAAAGTCTTAATGATGCACTCAGGGATCTAATCGATCAGTATGATAATGATATCGAAAAGACGGTCTATGATGTTATTGATGAGTCGGAGCGTCTCGCGGAGGAATATGGAGATACTGCCTTGGCGGAAGCTGTTGCAAAAATCCGTTTTGAGCAGAAACAAGAGTTGATGATGTGGGGGATCCGAGGAGACTTGGACTCGGCTGAGGAGAACTTCCTTGAAGCCGTCAGGGATATGGCAGCAAGAAAGTCTCCTGAAATACTGTTGCCAGAGAAAAAAAAAAGCTGATTGGATACTTTGCTTCCATTAAGGGTGTTAATATAGTGTAACTCTTTAAAGTGTATAGATTTGCCATGTTATCACATAAATGTTGAGCCTTCGATGTTGTATATCTCATTTCTTTTCCGTAAGATACAAGTGTTGTTTTGTGGTAAAATCAGATCATTGTCCTTTGATATTGCTGATTTTTGAGTGAGCCTTCGATTTTGCGCCAGGAGCCCTTACCAGTCAAGGGTTTTCAGGGGTACCCTTTATATCTTATTGCACTCATTGAGGATTGAAACCATGAATCATTATCAAATATAGATTCTACCATACCATCAACTTTATATCTTATTGCACTCATTGAGGATTGAAACTAACCCAATATATTCTTCTCGATCTGGGCTTTTCGATCTTTATATCTTATTGCACTCATTGAGGATTGAAACCATGCTTCCTCCTTGTGCTTTTCGATGAGTTCTTCCGCCTTTATATCTTATTGCACTCATTGAGGATTGAAACTCAAGACTTGTTTCTTCAACATGCCATTCCATCCCTGCTTCTTTATATCTTATTGCACTCATTGAGGATTGAAACGCAGTGCCTGAGATATTCGGCAGTGCTGAAGACGACGCTTTATATCTTATTGCACTCATTGAGGCTCCATGAAACACGAAAGCCCGGCACATCACCGGGCTTTTTATTTGCACCTTTCATTCACAATTATTTCTCCTCCTTTCCGAATCCCGATAACTTTCCGTACCTTTACCGTAATATGCAGTATCCCGAGTAGTACCCCGTTGCTAACCCTAAGCCTCTCGGATATGAATGTTAAACGCCCCCGGCGCCTGTTTTTCGCTCTGGTTGCTCTGGCCGCCCTTATCGCTTCTCTGAACGGTTCTGCCCAGCTGCAAGCAGGTATGGGATACCACGGCAACACCAACACGTTGAAGTTCCATGAACCCAGCTGTCGATATTACAACTGTCCGCATTGCACGGCTGTGTTCAAGACCAGGCAGGACGCTATCGATGCGGGGTATGTGCCGTGTGGGGTGTGCAGGCCGTGAGAGTTTTTAGATTAAAAGCGAAAAAATCCTATCGATGAGCTTTTATAGATATTAGAAAATGCAATGTCAGGGATTAACAAAATCAGGTAACCCTTGCCGTAATCAAGCTACTGCTAATGGTTACTGTTATCGCCATGGAGGGATTCCTACACGACAAGCGTCTCGTAAGGAATTTGAGAAAAGTTATGCAGCTATGACTCCAGAGCAGCGTTCGGAGCATAACTCTTTTACGATGGGGTGCTTGTTAGTAGTTATTCTGTTGGCTTTGATTTATGGTGCTATTACTGGGGATTGGAGTGGTGTTGGTAAATGGTTAAGTAGATAAATGAACTGGAGAGACTTATGATGTTGATATGGAGTAGGCGGTTGGTTAATTAGTAAATAAAACAAGGAGGAGTTATGAGTCAGTTTAATTCGGAAAGCAACGATGATCTCAGACAGAGGATAGCTCAAATTAATGAGATCATCGAACATCTAAAAAACTGGATTGAAAGGGACTCCTGTATGCCTCAAGTATTAATTGATGGAGCAGTAAGCCTGATTGAAAAAGCAGAAATAGAAAAAAAAATGCTTATGGATAAGTAAAATATAAAGATTGGATATTGCAGATGGTGAGATGAATTTCCAAAAGCCCAGATATGCAACGGGCTTTGGCATTTCTGGGGTATTCAGGGGTGTTGGTGAGGTTCGGAGCCGTGTAGTACCTGGATCCGGCTGCACCTGCAGGGGTGACCACTACTCCTTCTCTCTCTTCTTCTCCTCAATCTCCTCCATGATCAGCTGGAGAGCGAATTATCTTCGTGGTATGCGGATATCGGGAAATCTAAAACACGTCATTCTCAAGGAAAAGTGTTTGTGAGTTGTCGGCATGGAAGGTATATTGATGTTGCTTAGGATCAACAACCAAGCTGTTTTTTGGGCCGTCCGAAATGTTGGCGCATTTCTGGCGGCCTCTTTATTTCAAAATACTTCAGCTATGAACCCTATTCAAAAGATTGTTCTCTCGATCTATGCAGGAATCATTTTCCTTATGACGCTGTTCCCCCCGTTTTACGCGGAGATGCCCGGAAGTAACATTGTGTTTTACACGGGATATGGGCCTATATTCGCTTCGCACACGCCGGTTTATAACGGACGCGTGCTGAACATTGCGGCTCAGATTGACGGGGATAAGCTGTTTTTGCAGTACATGGGGGCTACGCTGATCACGATTGCGATGATTTTTTTGTTCAGTAGCGGGAATGGTGATGACTGATAAGTTCGGTATAAATTTTTCACAACATTCAAAGCCCAGCCATGCGCCGGGCTTCTGTGTTTCGGGGTATTCCGAGGTATTGATGGGGTTTGGTGCCGTGTTGTACCAGAATCCGGCCGCACCTGCCGGGAGTGAACGTTACTCTATATCTTTGTTTTGTTCCTTATTTTTGACGGTTGTTCTTAGTATTGCTTCTCTGACGCTTCTGAGTCGTATATCAGATATGAATCCAGAGAGTATAAGAATACATGCGACGCATAATAATAATGATATGTAAATATTCTGAATATCAGGGAATGGTTCGGACTGCTTTATAAAATAAATTATATGTGCAAGTAAACCTAATAAAATGCCCCACCCTGAAGTGTATGATGAATGTGTATTATCACCCCATTCTTTTGTCTTTTCAAATAAGCCTGTGAGATTATCAGTATCTTCATTATTGTCTAATTTCCAAATTGAAATTAGATAGTCTGTCGTTTTTTTGCTTATAAAAATATGTCTTGTTTTATTTGAGGAGAAAATAAGTGTTATTGCGTATTCAAAAATAGGATATAAAATGCATCTGTGAAGTACATAAATATATGCGCCTATTAAAATAGAGCTAATTAGATAAGCGGTTATGTTTTCAATTAAATACTGCACAGGATTTATTTCTGATGCTAATTGAAACGAAAAAATTGTAAATGCACCTCCAAATAAATTTCGCAGTAATATGCTTTTGTTGAGGTTTTTTATGAAATTATCCATTTTTTCTTGTGGAAAATATTAAGGATATGACTTGTAAATACCTGATAATCGTCGATTAATATGGTTTTGACGTATTAAGGTAAATTCATCTGATAAATCTCTTAATTATACTTTCATGAAGTAAGATTCGTTACTCTTTCTCTTTCTTCTGCTCCTCAATCTCCTCCATGATCAGTTGGACAGCCTCCATGAGGAGCTGGCCGGCCCTCTCTATTTTTGCCTCTCTTGCACTTTTATAACGAATGTCTTTCAAAAACATCTCTCCTTTGCCGGTGTAAAGCCAGTCAAGTGAGACTCCTATCTTAATCAGTCTTGACACAAGGTTTTCTGGGTCTCTTTTATTTGGAGCACCTTCAGGAAGCAAGTGTTTGCTGAAGTTCTGTGCCTGCATGCCCAGCATATCCGCCATCTCAGTCTGATTGCATTCCATCCGCTCCATAACCATCCGGAGGCGATTCTCCAGTATATTTTTTTCTGTAATGGTCATAAAAGACTTGTTTGTGTGGTCAAAAAAGACTATTGTTTAACTGTGACATCAATAAGACGAAGATAAGACAATCCAATGACGAATAATCACAGCCCAAAGAGACGAACGTTTCTCCAGGACATCTGGCCGGAGGTTACTGCGAGTGTCAACAAAGAGTATGCGCTTTCGTTGAGCGTGGGTGCTGCCCGTAAGCGGTACTACCGTGGAGACGTCAGGGTGGCCAGAGCATACAAGGCCGCTCTTGAAAATCGTACTCAAACCGAACAACAGAACACAGAAGAGTTTCAAAAGATTCAACGTGAAATAAAGGCAATTGTAACCAATAAACCATGTGCATCGTGAAAGAAGTAACACAAGAGGCTCCTCCAAGGCGGTTTTACCGCTTGAAAGAGATCATTGGAGACCGGAAGTCCGGGATCCCCCCGATTATTCCGGTATGTCGGTCGGTATGGTATGCGGGCATCAAGAAGGGTGTTTATCCGAAACCGGTAAGGCTTTCGGAGCGGACAACTGCCTGGAAGTCAACGGACATTGACAAGCTGACGAAGCAGTTGTCGGGTGAAGAAGAAGGAGAAATGACGCCATGAACGGAACTGCTAAGGAGCTACGAAAGAAAGCTGGGCGGCTCAATGCACTTCTGGCCGCTCATGATGATCACTTGCGGATGCTTAATGATGCCGAGCTGTCGGTTGAGGTGGCGCTGCATAGGAATGGACTCTTGACTTGCGGGTTGCGCTTATCTGAGCGAGGCCGGGACAGGATCATGTTCCACGTATCAAGAATCATTCAGGAAGAGCGAGTTGCAGTAGGGATAAATTTTGAGAAAAAAGCAGAGGAAATCTGATAAACAACAAAACAGAAGGAGAAAAATTATGACGATTCAGAAAATGACGCTGGTTCGCGGGATTCCGCCATGCTTTTGCATGATCGCCCTCGTGCAAGGGGAGGCGTTGCTGCAGAACGAAGACCGGTTCGGGAAGTGCGGTAAGCGCATTTACCAGCCGGAGAAGGGAAATTTCCCCGGATGTATGCGGCTGTATATCCGGGAGTTTCGTGAGGCGACGCCTGCGGCTTTCATGCACGTGATGAGTGTGCGCCTTTTTGATGGCTTGGCGGCGCAAACTGCAATACTGAACTAAACAGGGAGGTGGTATGAAACAGCTTTTTGATCGGTTGGCGCAAGCAGTGAAACGGTTCCTGCATTGCAGGCGTGTACGGCATTACGAATGGAAAATCGAACCAAGGGAGGACTGAGACATGAATGGATTTTTTATGAGGGCAGTCCGGGTGTTGAAGTACCGTGTTATCCATCGTGCTCAACGGTATGGTGTGCGGCATTCGTGCGGATGGATCGAGGCTGAGAGGATTACCGGGGCTACGGTTGCTGAGATTGAGGAGAAAATCAAGGAAGTTTTTGCTCCTGTAGTTCACGGCATGAGCATTGATCGCATATCGGCAGGGTTTCGCCTTCCGGAAAACTTTGGTGATTTCATGCGGGATTATCTGCGCCAGGATTGCTCGATCATCGACCGGTCAACAGGAAGATCGGCGGAAAAAAAGGGGTTCCGCCTGGTTGGTTTGCTCGGGGGTGGTTTTGCGAACGTTAAACAGCCAGTACGATGCCGTTGACAGTTGAACAGCTCCCGAAAGCGGTTGAGCAGCTACTTGAAAAGGTTGAGTCCATGCTTCAGAAGGTTGAAGCAATTGTGCGGAGGTGGGATGAGCGGACATAAAAAAAGCGAGTTCGAGGCTGGTACCCAAGAACTCGCTCCAATAGTAACTCTTAATCGAAAACAAGGTACGACAATGAAAGTGGTGAAACAAGACCTGTTCACTGAGAACATGAGGAGTCTCGGAATGGATCCTGCTCTTGAGATTTCTTGCGAAGCACGGGCTGCACTCAATGAGCCCTATCCCTATCCAGTTAAGCAGGGCGCTACATGCGAGTGTGAGGGGGAACAGGTGGCGGTGACAGAGGAACCGGCGAAAGCAAATCCTCTGGCTGATTTGGTGAAGGCTGACGGGAAACTCTCCCTGGTCGATATGCTCAACCTCTATCGTGAGATCGAGGATGCATTGATCGAATCGGGCGGACTTGCTGAATTTGGTGACCAGCTGGCGAAGATCGAGGGCAAGATCGAGCAGAAGCTTGATAACTGCAAGGGGCTGATCGATTACTGGAAGGGGCAGATAACGTACCTGGACGATAAGGAGAAGATGTACAAGAACCGGAAAACCGGGATCAAGAACGGGATCGAGTGGATGAGGAACAGGATGAAGGCGGCATTGTTTGCGACAGGCAAGGAGAAGATCAAGACGACGGAGGGAACGTACTATTTCATCAAGCCGAAGAGCCCAGTGCGGGTGATGACGGAGTATGTGACGGAAAAGGATTCTGCGGCTTTGCAGAAGCTTGGTCTGAAGCGGCACAATGTTGTTATCACGATCCCTTCGAAGTTTGGCGGTGAAGTGGAGCAATTTGCTGGGGAGTTGAAGCAACGGTTCCCTGGGCTAACCGTGACCGTGACCGAACCGTTTTATGACCTGGATGGCATTCATGCCCGATGGAGCAAGGGGAACAGGCGGTGGCCGAAGTGGTTGGATACTGCAGAGAAAGGTTTTGCAATTCGATAATCGAGAGGAGGAAAAATAATGGCAGAGTCAAACGCGATGGTTCAGCAGCAGCAGGGGGGCATTATGACCCCCGCAGCTGTGCAGCAGGTGCAACAGCAGGTGAACCTGATCCAGCACCTTATGAAAGACGTGATGAAAGACGGTGAGCATTTCGGAGCTATACCGGGATGTGGCGATAAACCGGCGCTGAAGAAACCTGGTGCTGAAAAGATCATGTTCGTGTTCAATTTCGTGAACGAAGAGGAGGTGCAAAAAGCCGACATGGGCAATTACCACCGTGAGTACGATGTGAAAACGATCCTCTACACTCGCGATGGCGTGAAGTTGGGTGTGGGTGTCGGCAGCTGTTCGACTATGGAAGGGAAGTACCGTTTCAGGACAGGCGCTGTTGAGTTCACCGGTCAACCGGTACCGAGAGACTACTGGAACGTGAGGGGAAGCGATCCGGTAAAAGCTCAGGAGATGCTTGGAGGTAAAGGCTTTGTAACCAAGAAAAATGATGATGGGCAGTGGGAAATAGCTATGCAGGGGGCAAAGGTCGAACACGATAATCCTCCGGACTATTACAACACTGTCCTCAAGATGGCCAAGAAACGTTCCCTTGTTGATGCCGTTCTAACTGTTACGGCAGCGTCCGACATTTTCACCCAGGATATTGATGATAATCCGGATTTGTATGGTAACGGGAATAGGAATGTGGATGCAGATCCAGCAGGAGATGCCGGAGGTGCAAAGAAGCAGAAGGGCAAGCAAACCACTCCAGAAAATGTCAAACAGCAGAAGAAACCGGCTTCGACGGAACCGATGATGATTCCCGATCAGGAGCGGCTTATTCGGGCTTTGTTGAAGGATGCTCACCTGAAGAAGGAGGAGATTGCGCGTGTCAATGCCGATCTGGAACATGGATTCACACAGAAGGTTGCCGATGAATGTATTGGGTGGATGATCGGGAATATCCAGAACAGAAGGCCTGATGCGAATGATATGCTTCGTGAGGAGATCGGGAGGCTTTCGAAGGATGAGGCGTTTACGGAACAGGAGCGGGAGGCTATTGTGTTTGAGCTGACGCTGCCACTGTCGGTGAAGCGGGCAAATGCCTGGATTGCGAAGCTGAACGAAAAAATCGCTGAGAGGGCGTTTACCTCTGGTGGTGATGATGATGGACAGGGTGTGCCGGCAGAGAGCGTCTTTGAGGATTATGACGAGTCACTGTTACCGGAGGCGATGCGATGATTAAAAGGAAAACGATGTGGTTTGATCTGGAGACAACTGGTACCGATCCCAAGTATCACGGGATCCTGCAGTTTGCCGGTATGGTTGAGATCGATGGTGAACTTGTTGACCGGCTTAATGTGAAGATGCAGCCCCATTCCGGGGCTGTAATCGAGAAGGATGCTCTTCTGGTGAACGGGATTACTGTTAATCAGATTTCGGGGCTCATGCCTCATAACGAAGGGTATCAGCAGATCCTCGGATTTTTCGATAAGCATGTGTCGAAGTATGACAGGGGTGACAAGATGTATCCTGCCGGGTTCAATGTGCGGTTTGACCTGGAGTTCCTACAAGAGATGTTCAAGCGGTTCAACAGGTACGGCATTGGTTCGCACCTGAACTGGCGAGCTGTCGATCCGCTCCCGCTGTTGTACATGCTTGATTACTCTGGGAGGATATCGCTTACGAACTACAAGCTTTCGACGGTTTGTGAGTATTTCAGGATCCCTTTCGAGAAAGCGCATGATGCACTCAATGACGTGATGGCGACCTATGACCTGACGAGGAAGCTGATGCGGGAGTACGGGCTGGAGGGGCAGGGATGAATTATTCGGTGAAGAACAAGCAAGGGGTGTTCAAGGCAGATACATGTGATCATGTCATCGTTATGGCGACTCGTAGCGTTTACGCGGAAACATGGATTGCAAGAACGCCGGAGGGCTACTATCCATCAATGACTTTGCAAGTGAGGAGTCGAGGGAGCGCCTATGGTCCATCAAAGAAGTTTTGCCCGCTTTGCCCGACAAGGGAGGATGCTGAGGAGCGTTTCATTACTGATGCTATCAATCAGCTTATGACATTTATCACGGAAGAGGTCAGAGGATCTGTTGCTGAGGATGCGAAGGCACTTGTCAAAGCACTACAGGATCATAAGCGGATCAAGAACCAGACAACCTTACAACTATGATCGGCAAGAATGCAGCAGAGAAGCCTCTCAGGACGAAAAAGAAGGGAGGGAACAGGGTGTTGACTCCGGAGGAACTTTTTCGGCTGAAGCTGCAAGGACGGGCGAACAAGTGGAATGGTGATTGGGCTGAGGAATTGGCAGCTGAGGCGCTTCGGCGCCTTGGTTTCCAGTGTGTGGAACCGATTCAGACGGGGTTTCAGGTTGTGCGCTCTGGCGGCAGGATTACGGGAGCGTTTCCGATGACGAAGGTGTCGGGGGACATCAAGGCGATTGCCCCAGGAGGCCGTTCCGTGCATTGTGAGGTGAAGTATCAGCCCGATCCCTACCAGAATCTGCGATGGAGCATGTTTACTCGCAAGCGCAAGAGCCACCAGATAAAGGCGCTCAATGATACCGTAGCTGCCGGAGGGATCGGTTTGGTGGTGTGGGTGAGAGGTTACACGGAGGCATGTGTGTTGCAGTGGCCTATTGCTGGTTTTTGCCCAGGAAAGGGGCTGAGCTGGGAGCAAGCTTGTTCGGCGACGGTTGAAATCGGGAAGGGGGAAAACCGATGATAAAAAATTTCCCCCGTTTGTATAAATGCTCGAAAAGAGTACACATCGTGAAGGGGGCCCTGGAAAGCCCAAGAGTAACGGGAACAAAACCAAGAATTGACATGACCATCATACCAGAAAGGGCAAACCTACCGACGGCTTCACCGTCTTTCCTGTTACGCCCAATTTCCAGCTCTGGCGTGGTGGTCATGTCTGTTTTTGGACGGAGGTAGATGATGGCCAGGCCAACCAAGATAGGGCTGGATTATTTCCCGCTCGATGTGCAGTTCTCTGATGAGGTTGAGGCTGTTGAGTCAGTGCATGGCAATGATGGGTTTGCGGTCATCATCAAAGCTTGGCAGGCTCTTTACCAAACGGAGGATGGGCGATTGGATTGTTCGGGAGTTCTTCGCCGAAAAACCCTTGCGAAACGTGCGAATATCTCCGAAGAACTATGGATCGAGATCATTGAAACGTGCATCGATGCCGGTCTTTTTGATCGTGGAGAGTGGGTACAGGGCAAAATCCTGACTTCCAATGGGGTGAAAAAGAGGATTGCTCAGGTGATGCATGAGCGTGAAGAAGGCCGGAAAAGAGTGGAAAAGCGCTGGAAAAAGGGTTCTTCACCGAAGAATGATACAGAGCCGGAGAGTTCTTCGCCGAATAACCCTACGGAAAAAGATACAAGTGAAAGTGAAAGTGAAAAGGAAAGTGAAAAGGAAAGTGAAAGAGAAGAAGATCCTTACGGATCTTTTCCCGAAAACTTTCGGAAGTCAGTTTTCCGGGATGAGGCTTTCAGGTTTTCGGATTGGTTTTCCAAAAACCTGAAGCCGGGTTCGGTGAAGGTGACGAAGACGGTGCGAAACCAGTGGGCCTTGGTGTGGTTCCATCTTCGCCAGACCGATAAACGCTCAGACGTGAAGGAGATGACCGAGGCCATTGAGTGGGCTCGGGGTGATCCTTTCTGGACGACGAACTTCAATACCCCGTTGAAGTTGCGAAAGAAGAACGGTGAGGGGATCATGTACATCGACGTGTTCATCGAGCAGTATCGGAAACAAAAACAGCAGAAAAATGGCAAACGTGGTATTACACCAGTTCAGTTCGGCAGTCTCCTGCAGTGGATCGACGATAACCCGGCGCTATCTGCCTGAGACGGGTGAGCTGATGGTTTATGAGGGAGATCGTCTGTCGAAGCGGCATTGTGCTGAACTTTCGATGAAGCTGATTGCTGCGTTTCCGATGATGTCGGAAGCGAAGGTGAGGCTGCTTCTTGAGATGATGCTGGATGATGAGTTCACGGATGTACGGGCCGCTGATGCGGTGAAGCACGTGATCAAGTCGCATATCGCTTGGGGACAGGAACCGCCTATTGGGGCGTTTATCCAGTTCGACCGCCGTGTGAAGGTGTTCACCTACGGCGAGATGTGTGCCAAGTACGATCGTGGCGAGATTCCGAGTGTTCCTGGTCCGGATTACGAACCGATCGATGTTGGCTTGGAGAAACCCCGATGGGCGAAGCGTGAGGATGTGCAGCAGTACAACCTGACGAAGTGGATGGTCAAACAACAGCAGCAGGGAGGACGTTTATGAGAAGTTGCAGGCATGATGCAGAGCCTTTTATCGTGGATGGCGAGACAGTTATCGTAGACCATAAGATGGATTGCTTTGAGGCGAGTCGTAAGCGCAAAGTTGGGTCTTGGCAGGCAATCTGGGCTGGCGGAGTTGTTGTGCATGCGGAAAGCCGTGATGAAGCCGTCCGCCTGATTGAGGACCGTATCAAGCGAAAAAAAGCGCTCAAGCAGCTTGAGGAGTATTTCCTACAGCGGAGGATTCGGAAGGCAGTGGATGATTTGATTGCGATGAGTCGAAAACCGGGTGCGTGAGCCCGGTTCCTCATTTTCCCCGTTTGTATGTTTCCCCCCGTTTCATACCCTCCTGCATGGCAAAGCTCACCCAAAAAAGAGAAACGTTCGCTCGGCTTTATGTCGAGTATGGAGACGCGAGTAAAGCGTACAGAGAGGCTTTTCCGTCTTCTCAAGGATGGAAGCCAGAGAGTGTTCATCGTAAAGCTCATGAGTTGCTGAAGGATGTCAAGGTTTTGGCAAGGATTGAAGAGTTGAAGAAAAGGCGGGCTCAGAAGCTGGACATCAGTGAGAACAGGATTCTTGCAGAGATTGCCGCAATCGCGTTCTCAGACGTTGGAGAGCTTGAAGATGACCAAGGAGGCTTCAAGGGGCTCAAAAGCCTCAATGCTGCTACCAGAAGGGCTGTGAAGAGCGTCAAGTTCAAACGGTACGTTGAGGGAAAGGGTGAAGAGGCCCAGCTTGTGGAGATCACTCACGTTGAGATGCACCCGAAATTACAGGCTCTGGAGAAGATCTGCGAGATCAAGGGAATTACGGCTCCTCCGAAGCAAGATAGGCCAGTGAATGTTACCGTCAACGTTACAGGAAACGCGAATGTACGCACTGAGCATTGACGATGATCTTCAGGTGATCGATTCTTCAGAGGCCGTTGAGGCTGTCGAGGTTGGTCTTCCGTATCGCTACACAGCCCGTCCTTACCAGCAGGAATTGTTCGAGGCGAAGTTCGTCAGGAAGCTTCTGCGGTTTGCAGTTGTGTGGCATCGCAGGGCTGGCAAGGATAAGACCTACTGGCAGATTGCCGTTGCCGCTACACAAGAGCGTATCGGTTCTTACTGGTACATGCTTCCAAAGCAGACGCAGGCCCGTAAGGCGATCTGGAAAGGACGAGGGAAGGATGGGTTGACGTTCATTGATCACATCCCAAAAGAGATCATCAAGACGATCAATAACACGGAGATGTACATCGAGTTTACGAACGGTTCTCTCCTCTACGTTCTGGGATCTGACACGTACAACAACCTTGTTGGCAATAACCCTGTTGGTGTGGTCTATTCGGAGTGGTCGCTGTGTGATCCTGCCTCATGGGATTACATCCGTCCGATTCTTGCGGAGAACGGTGGCTGGGCGATGTTCTGCTACACTCCACGTGGCCGTAATCACGGCTATTCCCTTTTGCAGACGGCGAAGAAGTTTCCTGAACGGTGGTTTTCATCCGTTCTGACTGTTGACGATACCATTGATGGTGATGGTAATCCGATCATCACGCAGGAGATTATCGACCAGGAACGGGCGGAGGGCATGAGCGAGGATATGATTCAGCAGGAGTATTACTGTTCGTTCGATGCTGCCGTGCCTGGCTGTTATTTCGGCAAAGAAATTAAAGCAGCCTACGACGATGGCCGCGTTTGCCGCGTGCCTATAGAACCAGTACTTCCGGTCTATACCTTCTGGGATCTGGGGATCGGTGATGATATGGCAATCTGGCTGACGCAGCCCTTTGGAAAGGAACTTCGGATTATCGCAAGCTACAACAACAGCGGCGAGGGAATGCAGCACTACATCGATTGGCTGCTTGAGTTCAAGAAAAAGCACAAGATCAGGTTCGAAAAGCACTTCGCACCTCATGACATCGAGGTGAGAGAGCTTATGAATGGCAAAAGCCGCAAGGAGACCGCTGAAGAGATGGGGATCGAGTTCGAGACTGTGCCGAGAGTTGCCCAGAAATCAGACAGCATCGAGGCTGTTCGAAGGATTTTTCCCCGCCTGATATTCGATGCCGAGAGGTGTGAGTACGGGCTCAGCGCGATTGCCAGCTATCACAGAGAGTACGATGAGGAGCGCAAGGTGTTCAAGTCACGTCCTGAGCATGATTGGTCGAGCAATCTTGCCGATGCCCTGCAGACGCTTGCCATGGCTTGGGAGGATGAGGTTCCGAAATCTCCACAAAAACAATTGTCCTCCGGCGGCGGGTGGATGATCGCATAACAAACACACAAACCACAATACCAATGTTATCAGGTTCAGAGCCGATCAAGGTTGATGATACCAGCACAACTGATGATTTCCTTCGTGTTGCGCGTGACCGCTACGTGACCGCAACGACGTACTGGCGTGACAACTACCATGATGCGCTGGATGATCTCAACTTTACCTACATCGAGCAGTGGGATAAAGCGACGAGTGAGGCCCGGAAGGATCGGCCATGCCTGACACTCAACAAGCTGCCGACTATTCTCGACCAAGTCATTGGTGATATAAGGCAGAATCGGCCCTCAATCAATGTTCATCCCGTCGAAGCCGATCATCGGGTTGGCCCACAACCTGCAGGGCCACAGGGCGGGCCACAGGGCGGGAGAGTACCGAATCTGGCAGGCACGAAGGATTACAGCGAGGCTGAGCTGCGTAACGGTTTGATTCGCAATATCGAGCAGACAAGCGGGGCTGAGGCGCATTATGATACCGCAGCACAGCACGCCATCGAGGGCGGATTCGGCTGGCTCAGGGTGCTGAGCGCCTATTCGGATGATGACACTTTTGACCAGGACTTGCTGGTCAAGAGCATTCGTAACCGGTTTTCTGTCCTGTTCGATCCACAATCAACAGGTGAGCCGGACTTCTCCTGTGCCAACTGGTGCTTCATTTCTGAGCTGATGAGGCGCAAGGAGTTCAACAAGCGGTATCCGGATGCCGTCCTCGGTGACATGGGTGACCAAGTGATCGGCGAGGACTGGCACTTGTGGTTCAACGAAGACATGGTGCGGGTGGCAGAATATTTCTATCGGGAGCCGGTAAAACGCAAGCTCTTGCTCCTAAGCACCGGTGAAACGGTATGGCTTGATGAGGTCAAGCCAGTGCTTGATGAGCTTGCAGCGCAGGGCGTAGAGGTTCGTAGAGATCGTAAGGTTTCGACATATAAAGTGATGTGGTGCAAGATTACCGGTATGTCGATCCTCGAAAAGCCAACAGAGGTGCCATTCCGGACAATTCCTGTGGTGCCGGTGCTCGGCAAAGAGGTCGTGATCGGCAACGAGGTTCATTACCGTGGCTTGATCAGGTATGCAAAAGACGCGCAGAAAATGCACAACTACTGGATGTCGTCCGCAACAGAGCGTGTTGCCATGGCTCCGAAACAGAAGTATATCGCTGACGCCAAGAGTGTCGAAGGGCTTGAAAATGAGTGGGCCAACGCTAACACCTCCGCAAAGCCTTTGCTTCGATACAAGCACCGGGTTGATGTGCCGCCTCCTCGTGAGGTGCCACCACCATCGATGCCGGCCGCAGAGTTGCAGCTTGCATTGGCCGGTTCCGACGAGATCAAGGCGACGACGGGCTTGTATGACGCATCCATGGGCAATCAGGGCAATGAGACGAGCGGGAAGGCTATACTTGCCCGTCAACGACAGGGGGATCGAGGAACTTTCGCATACATCGACAACCTGAGCAGGGCGCTTCGCCGGGTTGGTAAGCTCCTGATTGATGCAATTCCACGCGTGTACGATTCAGAGCGGATCATCCGCCTGAAATTCCAGGACGGAAAAGAGGACTGGGTGACGATCAACAAAACGGTGATCGACCAGCAGACAGGGCAGCCTGTTCTCATACATGACATTTCTGCCGGCAAATACGATTGCACCGTAAACACGGGCCCGAGTTATCAGACTTTGAGGCTCGAAGCAGCTGATAGCTTGATGCAGTTCGTTCAGGCTGTTCCGGCTGCCGGCGGCGTGATTCTGGATTTGATCGCGAAGAATATGGACTGGCCGGGCGCGGATGAGATTGCAAAGAGGCTGAAGAAGATACTGCCGAATGGGACGCTCTCCGAACAGGAGATGCAGGAAGATGGGATCGAGCCGCCTCAACCATCCCCGGAGGCACAAGCAGAAATGGCGAGAGCGCAGGCCGACATAGCAAAAGCCAAAGCAGATGAGGCGATGGCACAGGCCAAGACCGTGGAGGCACAGGCGAAGATCCTTGAAATTCAGATGCAGGCATCCATTGCTGGACCGGGAAGCATCGAGGAGACGGTGCGTAACCTCGTGGCGGACGCTCTCTCGGAGATTATGCAGTCGCAGGTGGCAGCGTAAAGTATGAAGCCGGGATCCTCTCCCGGCTTTTTTATTGCCAAGAAAAAATTCCCCATTGGTATGAATTGAAAACGGTTGTACGCTTTTCGGAAATGCTACTGGTGGCAGTTCACCAGGCTATTTCCGCAACAAATGCGCAACCGTGATGACAGACAACCAGACCACTCAGCAGCAGGGGCTGCACACAGCCGAAGAGGAGCGTTTTACCGTGACGTTCAGCGATGCTCCTCCCGAAGCGCAACAGCAGGCCGCGCAGCAGCAGGCAGAGGTAAAGCCGGAAGGCGATACCAAGCAGGCTGATGCAGAACAAAAAGGGGACGCTACTCCCTCCCAGGATTCGGCAACCGGGAAAACGGACGATACCTCTACTCATGAAGCCGGCGGCGAAGAGCACAAGCCAAGACTTCAGAAGAGAATTGACAGGCTCACAAAGGAAAAGCACGATCTTCGGCGCGAGAATGAAGAGTTGAGGGCGAAGCTTACCAATGATGCTACTCAGGATAAGGAACCTGACATTTTCGATTTCGACAACTCCGATGATTACCTGAAGGCCGAAAAGGAGTACAAGGAGCGCCAGAATGGTAGTCAGCACGCACAGCAGGCAAGGGAAGCGCCTGCAAAAGAAATTGCTCCCGAGGTTAAGGATGCTATTGAATCGATTCGGGACTCGTTCGATTACGGCAAGCGAAAGTATGCTGATTTCGAGCAGGTGATTAACGCTCAGGATTTTTATCAAACTGATGCGATGCTTTTTGCTGTCGCGGAGTGCGAAAATCCGGAGGATGTAACTTATTACCTCGCTACGCACAAGGATGAGACTGCAAGACTTGTCGGGTTATCCGCAGCTGCACAAGCAAAGGAGATCGGCAAGATCGAGGCGAAACTGAACGCTGCACCTCCGAAACCAACCAAGAAAACAACGACAGCTCCCCCGCCGATTGATCCCGTTGGCGGCAGTGGCGATGTTCCGCGTACGCTCAAGAATGTGGCGAGCCAAGCGGAGTATGAGGCATTGCGCGCAGCTCAGGAAAAGGATGCAGTGCATGACGGGTGGCTGTAATAATCAGGACAACCATACAAATTTTGAATTATGAGTGTACAGGGTGAAGAGGGTAATGTCTTTTTAACCGACGACCTTATCCTGCGCGAAATGTTGAGGATCCTTAAGTCAACTTCTGTTGGCGTTAAAAGGGTCCACAGGAATCTTGAGAAGCATTTTGGCAAGGTTGGCGATACCATTTCCATCGAGAAGCCTTTCAAAACCAAGACCAGTGAAGGGCGTACGCTCTCGATACAGCCAATGGCTGATCAGAAAGTGCCGTTTCAGATCACAAGGCAACGGAACTTTGGCCTGCAGTTCACACAGAGGGACAGGACGCTGAGTATGCGGAATTTTAAGTCCAGGTATTTGCAGTCTGGCGTTGCTCAGCTTGGTGTTGACATCGAGCAGTCCGTGTTGGAATGTCTCGTGCGAAAGACCTACAACGTATCTGGATCACCAGGAACGCAGATCAATAGTGACATGATCACGGACGCTTCTGGCTATATGACCGAAGTGGCCGTCCCCGAGGACGGTATGCGTACTGGTATTCTGAATACCCGAGATGGAGGTGCGATTGACAAGGAGATGAAGGGAAAGTACAATGAAGAGCTTGTTAAAGGAGCGGTTCAGAAAGGGTACTATGGCAAAATTGCCGATATCGATATGTACCGTTCGGCAGTGATGCCGGTGCATCGTGTCGGCGATTATGGTGGCACTCCACTTGTTAATGGTGCTGGTCAGAAAGGGAGTACTCTCGTTACTGATGGATGGACGGCAAGTAAGACTGAGTTGCTTCGTGTTGGTGATTCTTTTTCTATTGCAGGAGTGTATGCAATCCATCCGCAGACAAGGTTAAGTACGGGTCGTCTGCAGACCTTCGTGGTTACAGAGATTGCTTCTTCGAGCGGAGCAGGAGCTTCGTCTATCAAGATCAGCCCGGAAATCAATGACGGTACGTTGACCATGACCAATCCTGCAGGTGAAACGGTGTCCCTTGGGGCATACCAGAACGTGAGCAATGCCCCTGCGGATAATGCTCCTATTACGGTTATCGGTACAGCAAACTTGTATTACAGGCAGAACGTGTTGTTCCACCGTGACGCCGCCACGCTGTGCATGGTTGAGAAAGAACTCCCTGAGTCTGCTTCGGTCAAAGCACGCATTTCAGATGAGGAGACCGGTCTTTCTTTGTCGATGACGGCAGCCTACGACATCACTGAGGACATGCAGGTATATCGCGTGGACGCGGTATGGGGCGTTGATTCGCTGATGCCTGAGCTTGCTCATCGCATCTATTCTGCAGTTCTCTGAGCCTTGTTTTTTCGAGTAGGGCCGGGGCAAAGTGTTCCCGGCCTGAAATGTTTCTGTAGCTCAATTGGTAGAGTTCCACCCTTGCGAAGAGCAGAACCGCGACAGACATAGGCGGGGCGGTGGCTATCAGGGTTCGATTCCCTGCGGGAACATCAACTTTCATAACAGTAAAACGTGACCTACCATGAAACAACCCACCTACCTTTTCCATAAAACCGAAGGTATGAAGCTATTCGACGCAGCATCCGACGATATGAAGGCTTTGCGTCTTGCCGGCTGGTGCGATTCCCCTGTAGTTCCTGATCCGGAGCCCGAGGTACCTCTTCTTGACTGGCCAGTTGGCAATATAAAAGATGGCGATATAGCCGTGATCGAGGGAGTCAACGACGGCAGGCCGGTTGTACTTCGTCTTGACGTACCGGTGGAGATTCCTGAACCGCCAGTTGAGCCTTTAACCCCAACCAGCAAAAAGGGCAACAAGTAATGGCATCAGTTCGCGATTTGATGACGCAGGCTCTGCGTTCGTCCGGTCTATTGGCGGCTGGTGAGTCTCCGGCACCGGAAGATGTGCAGGATACATTTGATTATGCCCGGCAAATGCTGGAGCTGTGGGGTTTGCAACCGCTTCTTGTCCCTGATACCGGGGCGATTGCATTCAGTTCGTTGGACGATGTGCTTGCTTTGCCTGCAGGCTATGAGATGGCTATTCGGTTGAACGTGGCGGTCTACATGCGCGAGGATGCCGGCTTGCAGCCGAGCAGAATGCTTGTGGCTGGGGCCGGCGAGGCTATTGAGGCGATCAAGCAGACCCATGCAGCAGCAAGACCGCCAGCAGATATGACCTTCGATCCAATCCTGTTGGGTCGGGGCGGATATTATGACATCTACAATGGCACTGAGGTCTAATGCTTAAGCCGATACCTCTTACTGTTGATTCGTCCGAAGGCAGGGCGGAAATAGCTACTGGATGCCGACTGGTGAACCTGTATGCTGAGCAGGTTCCTTCTTCAAAGAAAACTCCGGCGGTGTTGATCGGTACTCCTGGCCTTGCTCCGTTTGTCAAGCTGCCAACGGCTCCGGTTTACGGTATGATCGAGCATGCAGGCTTTGTGTATGCCGTGACGGCGACAAACCTGTACCGGGTGGCTTATGATGGCTCATTGCTTGATCTTGGCAACGTGACGATTGCCGGAAAAGTCTGGATGGCCACCAATGGGGTGCAGATTGCTTTTGTGGATGGATTGAAAGGGTATTGGTTCCATCCGGAAACAGGGGTAACCGAATTTTCCGGAGACGGATGGTATCCGGCCAATACCGTGACCGTCCATGATAGCCGGTTCGTGTTCAATCGGAAAGATACCGGGCAGTTTTTCATTTCTGGACTTCTTGATGTGACGCTTGATCCTCTTGATTTCGCTACGGCGGAAAGCTCTTCAGATAATCTTCTTGGGTGCATTTCGGATAGCAGGTACCTGATTTTACCAGGAAAGAAAACCATCGAGTTCTGGTACAACAGCGGTGACGGATCGTTTACGTTTGAGCGGATTCAGGGCGGCATTGTGGACAAGGGATGTGCTGCCGTTCACAGTATTGCCAAGACGGGAAGTTCGGTGTACTGGCTTGGTGATGATGCGACGGTGTACCGGTTTATCGGCTACACTCCTGAGCGGATAAGTACTCATTCTGTCGAGTACGATATCAAGAAAGGGCGTATCGATGACGCAGAGGCATTCACCTACATCGATGAGGGCCATTCCTTTTATGTACTGACCTTTCCTTCTCAGCGGAAAACATGGTGTTTTGATGCGACAACGGGCTTGTGGCATGAACGTGAGCATCGCGGATTTGGGCGGGTTCCTGCATCCTGTCATGTCCGGTTTGGAACCCTGAATCTTGTGGGGGATTTCCAGAGCGGAATGATTTATTCGCTTGATCTGAACGCTGCAGATGATCATGGAACATGCATTACCCGAGAGGTGCGGTTTCCCGTGCTCTACAACGGAGGAAGGAACGTGACAGTAAAGAGCATCGAGCTTGATGTGCTGCATGGTGTTGGAAGGGTTTCGGGGAAAGGTGCCGATCCGCAGGCCGTGTTTACCTGGTCTGACGATGAGGGTAAGAGCTGGAGCAATGAACACTGGCGTTCTCTCGGGAAGATTGGAGAGAGGAAGGCTCGCTTGAAGGTGAACAGGCTGGGCGTGTTTTTGCAACGGCTGTTCAGGGTTTCTATTTCATCACCAGTGAAGGTCGTTATTCAGGGCCTTTACGCAGACATACAGTGACATGGCAAGGGTCGATCCTCCTCCAATCCATACCCCTCTTGTTGATCGTCAGGGGATGCCGACCAGGGCGATGGGTGATTTTATGCAGTCAATCTGGCGGAGGCTGAAGGGGCTCGAAGTACCCGAAGTTGCTGATAGTTTGGCGGAGACGCTCGAAGAGCTTCGAGCTGATTTCAACAACCTGCTTGTTGCATTGCAAAAAGCTGGGGTGATTCGATGACAGTTGAGCGGTTGAGCGTTGGTTCCTCCCTGTTCGGTGAGGTGCTTGGCATGTTGCCGGGGTATTTCAGAGAGGTTGAGGGGTTTGTTCGGGATAAGGAAACGCTTCGGCTGTATTTGGCCGGACTGGTCGAGCATGGTCATGTTTATGGCGTTCCGGGAGGCGGGTTCATGGTGGTTGACCGGTGTGAGGATCTGTTTCACTGGAATGGCGGGTACTGGATTATTCTGATGGCGTATGTGGTGCCGGAGAAAAGGTGTTCGGGCATATTAGGCCGTTTGTTAAGAACGGTGAAAGGGATACATAGCGGGGAGGTACGGGCGATGAGCTACCGGAAAACGGGAGCTGATCCGGTTATGGCAAAGCGGTACAGACACATTGGAAATATTTACATCATATGAGCGGGTTGTTTGGTGATGGTGGGGCAAAGGACGCGGCACAGGCGCAGATAAAAGCAGCCAAGTTATCGGCAGATGCGATACTGAAGGCAACGGATAAGACTATTGCGTTCAACAAGGAGCTGTATGAGGATCAAAAGAGCCTTTCCATGCCCTGGTACGAGGCTGGAAAGTCGGCTATTGCTTCGATTCAGAAGGGGATTGCCGATGGTTCTTTTGATATCGGACAGTTCAAATTCGATGAAAGCAAGGTTGACGTTACCAAGGATCCCGGTTACAAGTTTCGGTTGTCCGAGGGCCTGAAGGCTATTGATAATTCTGCGGCTGCCAAGGGGAACTTACTTTCTGGAGGGCAGTTGAAGCGGGCTGCAGGGTATGCCGGGGAGCTTGCTTCTCAGGAGTATGATCAGGTTTATGATCGGGAGTACAGCAATCAGCTCACCGAGTATAACAGTGGAGTTGCCCAGAAACAGAATACCTACAACATCCTTGCCGGACAGTCCGGATCAGGTCAGACAGCAAATGCTTCCATCCAGAATTCTGGTACGAATACAGGTGGACAGATTTCCAATGCCCTTGGCACACAGGGGACGGCACTGGCGAACATGTACACCAACATCGGCAACGCTCAGGCGAACTATGCTACTCAGAAAGCCAATGCTAACGGAAATCTTGTTAACAACCTCTTTAAAGTTGGCAGTTCGATACTGCTTTAAATATGACAATGCCGCTCGTACAGCAGATAATCCCGCAGCAGGGGCAGCTTATAGATGCCGCTCCTGTCGCGAACCTCATTTCCGGGTATAAGAAGAAGCTGAAAGACGACAAGAAAAATGAGCTTCGAAACCAGATTGCAGCCGGTGACGAGAAGGCTACCAGACAGTTCATAACGCTTGACCCCGAGGAGGGGAAACGAATTGTCGATGCTTTCGGGGCTATGGACGAGAACGAGAGGAAGTCAACCTCTTCACAGATTGACAAGGTTGGCCGTATCGCGCATTACGTCCTGAGTGGAGGAGATGATAATGAGAGGGCTCAGCGATATTCGTATGCTCGCCAGAACTCGGAGTCTGAGATTACCGGAGAGATGCCGGAGCAGTATGACCCGAATTTCGTGCAGTACCATCTTTCAAGAGCTACTGAAATAAAGGAGTTACTGGAAAATCCGGAGGTGAAAACCATCGGAGGGTATGATGTTGCATACAAGAACGGTCAGCCGATCAGCAAACCAGTACCAGGTATAAACCTGATTAAGATGAATAACGATAATACTCAGGCAGGTCTGGATCGATCGAACAAGATTACGCTGAAAGGCATGGAGGGTGATGACGGCAATGGTGTGCCGAAGTCGGCAGATGAATCGCTGATGTACCGGCAATCTGCGGCTTTATTTGGCGGTACTTTTGACCAAGCTGGCAACCTTATCACTCTCGATCCTACAGCAAGGCCAAAGGTACAGGCCATTGCAACGGAAGCAGCGAAGCTCTTTTCTTCCGGTAAGTATTCCCGTTCTGAGGCTGTAACCAGGGCGGCCAAAAAGTACGGTGTGAATGTAGGCGGCGGAGCGCAGAAGCCTGGTGCTCCGGCAGCAGGGAATAATCCGGTTAAACCTTTCATGTGACAGCGAAATGGAAAAAGTTCAGGAGCTTTATGCCTACCTGAAAGGGTATGGTGCGCTCAGTGATTCAGTGACGGCTGAGCAGTTTTCGAAGGAAATGGGGAGTAAAGGACGCAGAGAGCAGCTTCACTCCTATATGCAGCAGAACGGCTTCTTGACGAAAGAGGCCGATTTTGTTTCGTTCGATAGGACGCTTGGTTCCCGCGATATGACGTTTGGGGAGAACATGCGTCATGTCGGCGGCAAGATCAAGGAATTTGCGGATTCCGTAGTCGATCCTGACAAGATTGAGAAGCGGGATATGGAACAGGATTTGAAAGCTGTTGCTGATGTTGCGAAGAAAGCTCCCGGCTTTGTCCGTGATTCAGCTATGGCCGGGTTATATAACGCCAGTGCCGGCACAGTGGGCGCTGTACGGGGTGTTGTCGAGCCGCTGAACCGATACGTTGCAAAGCCTATCTATGAAGCCGTAACCGGTCAGCCTGGTGCAGATACGGACAAAATTTCTCAAGCACTTACTGATTACCAGCAATCCATACAGCAGAGTTCTGATGCCGTGATGCCGGAGGATCAAACCGGTATTGCAAGCGGCATCGCTTCGACAGCACAGATGGGCGCGAACTTGCCGTTGCTTGTGATGAATCCTGCAGCCGGGCTCGGCATGATGGGTGCGCAGACAGCAGGTTCGGCTTATGGCGATGCGAGAGAGCAAGGTGCTGAGCCGGGACAGGCTTTTGTGCATGGCGTTTCTCAGGGAGCTATCGAGGTCGCTACCGAGAAAATCCCGGTCATGAAGTTGCTTGGAGACCTGAAACAGAATTCCGGGTTTCTCAAGACAGTCGTGAACCAGCTCAAATCAGAGCTTCCGCAAGAGCAGTATGCTACCATCCTTCAAGACCTGAACGATTGGGCGACTCTAAACCCTGAGAAGCCATTCTCCGCATATCTCGCTGAACGTCCTTCAGCAGCCGGTCAAACCGCTGTTGCAACGATTGTCGCTACAGGCTTAATGTCTGGGGCTGCCACTGGCGCGAATAGGATTATTCAAGGATCACCTGAGCGGCAGGTTGCCGGGGCTATCGATCAGCAGGTTGATCAGTCGGCTCAATCCGGGACGATGCTGGACAGGCTTCTTGAAACCGCTATTGCCGGCCAGCCTCAGTCGCAGGTACGGCAGGCTCCCGTGCAGCGTGAAAGCATGGCGGAGAAGCTTGCGAAGCGTGGTGTGGTACTGAATGGCGGTGCAAGGGGATTCGATCAGGCGGTTGTCCAGCAGGAGAGCAGCGGGAACCCGAACGCGGTGAACAAGCTCTCTGGGGCTACCGGCCAGTACCAGATCATGCCAGTTTTCCTGAAGGAGGGCAATCAGCTTCTCGGTACGAACTATTCCATGCAGGATATGAAGAATCCTGCAAAGGCAGAGCAGGTAAAGAATGCGGTGCATGGGCTGTGGATCAGGCAGTTCCAGCGTAAGAACGGCAGGCTGCCGAGTGCCGAGGAAATGGCAATGATGCACCATGGTGGGCCGCAGGGGTATCTGAGACCTGAAGTAAAGGATGCTCACGGTATCAGTAATGCGGAGTATGCCCGGCAGGTTGTTGCCCGTATGGGTCAGCCTGGAGGGATGCCGTCAGCTGTTCCTACAGCACAAGCTGAACCGGTAGCGTTGCCGGAAGCTCCAGAACTTCCAGGAATGGATATGGTTGGCGACCAGCTTCCTGGCATGGGATACCAGCAGGACAGTCAGGTTTCGGCAAATTTGCCTGAAACATCCGAAAACTCCAGTGTTTCCGTATCTAAACCAGCGGTAAATTTACCTGAAGTTCCGCAGGAATCGGAGCAACAGTCGCAGGAGGCGACAGCGACGGTTGAGCCAGTTCAGCCCGATCAAGTTCCCGAAGCCGGGAAAACGATTGAGGCGAAAGCCGAGAAGAGAGAGATGTGGCAAGTACCGAGAGAGGTGTATGTGGATTATTGGGCTGATACTAAAGGAAAGCCGTCATTAATCTCGAATGCAAGACGCCGCCACAGGGAGCTTGTTGAAAAAGCGATTGCCGAAGGCAAGCAGGTTCCTTCGGAAGTTCTCGCAGATTATCCTGAGTTGCAGCCAAAAGTGAGGCCGGAAGATTTGCCCTCTACCTCCACATGGAGAGAGGAGTCTATTGATCTTCCTGTGTGGGAAAACGAAAAGCAGGGGAGAAAGACCAATCAGACCTTTACGGGAAAAGCTCTTGGTGATTATGTCGTATTTGAAGAAGGGTCGCTGGGCAAGATGAACGTGACACATCTTCCGTCAAGAATTACTTTTGGAAAATTCCTGCCAGGCGAAGCATTTGCATTGACTCGCAAGCTTGCGGCCATGAAAAACAGATGGATACCGGAAGAACCCGGAAAAATGGGGCAGATGAGTGACCCACTGTTCAAGGCATTTTATGAGGAATCAAAAGCGGTGATGGTGTCTTTTCGTGAAGAATATGCCAAACAGCAAGCTGAACGAGCAAAAAAGCGGGAGGAGACAAAAGATCAGAAGCGATCAGTATTTCAGGGAGAGACAGATCCGGAAGTCATTGCTCAGGATTATGCGAAATTGCTTGATCAGCCGGTTCGCGATTTCCACCGCGATATAGGTAGAGCTATCGTTGAAAAGGATGCTGATAAGCTTATTGCTCTTATCGGCCAGGCAAAAGGGGCAAACAAGAACACAGAGAAGATATTCACCAAGTACACGGGTGTAAAGATGCCGAGCCGAATTGCTGACAGAAGGCAGGCGATCCGCGAGTGGGCGGAATCAGGGACAAAACCAGAGAGCGAAGTGCGGGGGGCTGAAGCGGAGGCAACTGAACAAGAATCGAAACATTATCAGGCCAAGACAAACGCACCTGTTTATGACAGTTCTCCTGACCGGATGCTTAATGATCAGGTATGGGTAAGGTATACCGGAAATGAGAAAGATGGCGTTTCGCAAGACGGGAAGAATGTTGCGCAGTATGAAGTTGAAGTGATACGATCAGATTCTCCGAATCTTGAAAAGGGATGGAAGGTTTTTGTTGTGATTGACAGGACAAAACTCAAAACCGTTCCTCCGTTATGGAAATATGAAGAATCAGAAAGAATACAGGAAAAACCAGTACCTTCAACAAAGGAGAGCCCTGAACCAACAAAAAAGGACAGCAATGCCACAACTGAGCGCTTGGGCGAGTCAAGCAAAGAACCACTGGCGGGAGTTCCAGCCGACACGGTACAAGAGCCTGAAGGAGGCCGGAACATTGGACGAAGTGGCGATGTTATCAGCGGAACTGACCGAAAGAGAGATGGACAAGCTGACGGAAGCCGGGTACCAGGAACACGAAGCGTGGGAAATGGTGAGGGAGCGGTATCTGTTCCCGCCGGAAGAGGAGAGCCTTCGGAAGAAGTGGGACAAGGAGCCGGCAGCGAGTTCGTTCGGGGAGATGTTCAATCTGGCGATGCAGATCCAAAGCGAGATGCTCCAGCGGGAGATCGATCCGGAGACAGGGGAAGAACTGCCACCAATAGAGGAGATGGACGTCAGGTAGAGGCTCAGGAACAAGCCGCAGAGGAGAGCAAGCCGCCGGCAACCACTCACAGACCGGCGGTGAAGGCTTCAGAGGTACCCGTCGAGATGTTCACCATTACCGACGCTGTCAGGATCGGGGAAGGTGGAGCGAAAACCAAGTTCAATAATAACATTGCTGCTATCAGGCTTTTGAAAAGGCTTGAGGCTGAAGGCCGTCTGGCGACACGGGACGAGCAGGGGATTCTTGCGCTCTACGTTGGGTGGGGCGGTATTCCGCAGGCGTTTTACAAGCCGGATGGATCGGTTACGAAGGGATGGGAGGATGCGGCTAAAGAGCTTAAGGGTTCGCTGTCTGATGCTGAATATGAGGCTGCCAGGCGTTCGACGCAGGATGCGCATTACACCAGCAGGAGCGTGGTGAACGGTATATGGGCGGCTGTCCGGCAGTTCGGGTTTACTGGGGGGCGTGTTCTGGAACCTTCGGTTGGAACCGGTAATTTCCTTGGCCTTATGCCTGTCGATCTTCGAGCAGGCAGCCAGATTACCGCTGTTGAGCTTGATACCATTACCGGAGCAATTGCGAAGCATCTTTATCCCGTGGCGAACATCCATGCGCCGATGGGGTTTCAAGATGCGGGCATTGCTGATAACCGGTTCGATGTTGCCATAGGGAACCCGCCGTTCGGTGACCAGAAGCTCTACGATAAGAAGCGGAAGCACCTCAACAAGTTCAGCATCCACAATTATTTCTTTGCCAAGAGCGTGGATGCCTTGCGCCCTAATGGGGTGCTGGCGATGGTTGTTTCGAGTCGCCTGATGGATTCCGGAAAAGACCAGGCGAGAAAGTATATCGCTGACCGGACGGAGTTTCTTGGAGCTATCCGGCTGCCGAACAATGCCTTCCTGAAGAATGCCGGCACGGAGGTAACGACAGACATTATTTTCCTCCGGAAGCTGGCTGATAGCGAGGTTCCTGCCGATAACCAGCCGTGGCTTGAAACGGTCATGGTGAAGGACAAGAAGGATATCGAGATTCCACTGAACCGCTATTTTACCGATAACTCCGATATGATGCTTGGCGAGTGGGGTGCATTCGGGTCCATGTATGGCCCGAATGAACCGGCACTCGTTGCCCGTGCAGGACAGGATACCGAGAAGCTGCTTGCTGAGGCTATCGGAAAACTGCCGAAGAACATCATGGGCGCATCCGGCGCTCCAGTTACGCGCGAAACGGTGGTAAAGCAGGACGGTATGGATATGGCTGGCGTGAAGGACGAGAGCATGTTCATCCATGACGGCACAGTGTATCGTAAGACCTTCGACCCAGATTCGTTGAAGCATATTGCTGAACGGGTAGGCTTTTCGAACAAGAAGGCTGAGGATCGGGTAAAGGGCATGGTTGCTCTCCGTGATGCTTTTACTGCACTGAGGGTTGCGCAGCTCGATGAGCATACCGAAGAAAAGCAGGTTGAGTTTCTTCGGCAGAAGCTCAATACGATTTATGACCGGTTCGTTAAGGAGAACGGGCCGATAAACAGCCAGGCTAACAAAATTTTGTTCCGGCAGGATCCGAGCTGGCCGCAGGTTTCAGCTCTTGAGGAGAGCTTCGACAAGGGGATTTCCACTGCCGTTGCCAAAACCACTGGAGAGAAGTCAAGAACGCCATCGGCAAAGAAAGCGGCCATCTTTTTCAAGAGAACACAGTCGCCGTATAAGCCTGTCACGACGGCTGCGACGGCGAAGGATGCGCTTTCGGCTTCGCTTTCGGAGTTCGGCCGTATCAATTTCGAGCGGATGAGCGCCTTGTACGGCAAGTCACAGGCGGAGATGATCAACGAGCTTGGTTCACTGGTGTTCGAGGATCCTGTTTCCGGATGGGTAACGCGGGACGAGTACCTTTCCGGTAACGTGAAGCGGAAGCTTGCCCAGGCGCGGGATGCGGGGAAACAGGATTCACGGTTCGACCGGAATGTTGAGGAGCTGAAAGAGGTGATTCCGGCGGATGTCGAGGCTGTCGATATTGTCGTTCGCCTTGGCGGCCACTGGATACCTACGTCCGACATGTCGGAGTTTGCCGCTCATCTCACAGGAAACCTACGTGCAAAAGCTTCGTATGATGCTATTTCGGCAAAGTGGTCGTTCTCGGAATCCCATCCTTCTGATGCAGCGCAGGCTGAGTTTGGCACTGCCAGGAAATATGCTGATTCCATTCTTGAGGCGGTAGCCAACAGCAAGCAGATTGTTGTAAATGACAAGGATGCCGACGGAAAATCGTTTGTGAACAAAGCAGAAACCGCTGCCGCCAACGATAAGGCCGAACGGATTAAGGAGCGGTTTGCTTCGTGGGTGTGGCAGTCGGATGAGCGCAGGGAGCGGCTTGCGAAGCTGTATAATGACACGTTCAATACTGACCGGCAGCGGGAGTATGATGGTTCGCACTTGTCGTTTCCCGGTAAAATCTCTGATGACATTGTGAAGCTGAGGCCGCACCAGGCTAACGCGGTGTGGCGATGCCTGCAGGGCGGGACGACGCTTCTGGATCATGTCGTTGGTGCCGGGAAGACCTTTACCATGATTGCAACAGCCATGGAGATGCGCCGGATGGGACTTGCGAAGAAACCTGTTTTCACGGTGCCTAACCATCTCGTTGGGCAGTGGGCAGCTGATTTCATCAAGCTCTACCCTGGGGCGAATATCCTCGCAGCAACAAAACAGGATTTCGAAGCACAGAACCGGAAACGGTTTTTCTCTCGTATAGCTACTGGCGATTGGGATGCTGTTGTTGTTGCTCACAGTTCGTTCAAGCTGCTTGCAAGCAGTCCGGAGTTCGAGCTTGAGTTCATTGAAATGCAGATTCGGGATATCGAGATTTCAATCAAAAATTTGCGGGAAGCCGACGGGAAGGATTCGAGGAGCGTCAAGCAGCAGGAAAAGCAGCGTGACAAACTGAGGGCGAAGTTGCAGAGGACATTGGATTCCGGTTCGAAGGATGACAACCTGAACTTTGCTGAACTTGGCATCGATGCCCTGTTTGTCGATGAGGCCCATGAGTTCAAGAACCTCTCGTTCTCAACGTCCATGACAAGAGTTGGTGGACTGAATCCAGCAGGAAGCCAACGGGCAGCTGATTTGTTCTCAAAAGTCATGTTCATACAACGGTTGACCGGCGGGCGAAATGTGGTGTTCGCTACTGGGACTCCGATCAGTAACACCATGGCGGAGATGTACACGATGCAGCGGTACCTGCAGTACGGAACGATGCAGGATCAGGGGGTTGCGCATTTCGACGCATGGGCGCGCATGTACGGCGAGGTGGTGTCTGATTGGGAGCTTTCACCTGCAGGAAAGTATGTGATGCGGAGCAGGTTCTCCCGGTTTGTGAATATTCCGGAGCTGATGCAACAGTACCTCTCGTTTGCCGATGTGATTTCGCGCGACGACATTAACCGCCAGTTGGCCGTGCAGGGGAAAAAACTACCTGTTCCAGAGATGGTTACAGGGAAGCCAGTGAACGTAGTTGTTGAGCGGAGTGTAGACCAAGCCGATTATATCGGAGAGCCAACAAAGGACAAGAACGGGAAAGAGGTTTATCCTGAGCATAGCTTGGTTTTCCGTTCGGAGAATCTGCCAAAGAGGCCGGGGAAAGGCGATGATAACATGTTGGTTATCATGGGGCTTGCCCGTAAGGCCGCGCTTGACATGCGACTGATTGATACGGCATATCCCGATGATTCGGGTTCAAAGGTGAATGAAGCTGCCCGCAGGATCAAGGAGCAGTATGACCAGTGGGATCATGTGAGAGGAACTCAGCTTGTTTTTTGTGATCTCAGCACTCCGTCGAAAGCAAGAGGAAAAGAGGCATCGAGGATTGGTGAGTTGTTGCGCCGTGCTGACGAGGGTGATGAAGATGCGATTGTCGAGCTTGACAAGATCGATCCGGATGAGTTGGCGGCACTTGATTCGAAGTTCAGTGTTTACGATGACTTGAAGGCGAAGCTGATAAATATGGGGATCAAGGAGAACGAGGTTGCTTTTATCCATGATGCCAATACAGAGCAGCAGAAGGAGGATTTGTTTGGCAAGGTTCGTTCTGGCCGCATTCGGGTTCTGATGGGTTCGACGCAAAAGATGGGTGCCGGTATGAATGTTCAAGAGCGGCTTGTTGCTCTGCACCATCTGGATGCGCCATGGAGACCGTCAGATCTTGAACAGCGTGAGGGGCGCATTATCCGCCAGGGAAACCAGCTCTATGATGCCGATCCGGAAGGGTTTCGGGTGTTCGTTGGGAGGTATGCGACAAAGAATACTCTGGACAGTCGGATGTGGCAGACTATCGAGACGAAAGCCAGGTTCATCGAGCAGATCAAGAAGGGGGGAACATCTGAACGTGTTATCGAGGATATTGGCGGCGAGGCAGCCAATGCGGCTGAGATGAAGGCGGCGGCCAGCGGAAACCCGCTGATTCTTGAGGAGATGACGTTGCGCCAGAAGGTACAGAAACTGAACCAGCAGAAAACGAATCATGATCGGGAGCAGCACCGGATTAAGGATACGATCCGGATCAAGAAGAAAGCTCTTGTGCGAATGGATGGGGAGCTTCCTGAACTGAAAGAGGATGCAGAGACTGCGGCTCATATAGGGCAGGAGTTTGCGATGAAGGTCGGAAAGAAGGTGTTCGATAAGCGGCAGGAAGCCGGAGAGACTCTTGTTGCTGTGGCAAAAAAGATCGATTCAGCAAAACCGGTAGTAATTGGCACTATCGGCGGTTTTTCGATTACGGTTCATACGAATGACCTTGGGCATAACAAGCTGTCGGTTTCAGGAAAGAATCTCCATACTGCTAAAAGTGACGTTGATTTAACTTCGGATGACTTGTCGAAGGAGCAGAAGGGCGGCATTGCTACGCAGATTTTCAATATTGCCCGAACCGTTCCGGGGAAAGAATTTGAAGCGACGCGCTCAGAGGTTAAAAGGATCGAGAAGGATATTCCCGCGCTTGAAAAGCAGATCCGCGCGTGGGAAAATGAAAAGGAGCTTGTCGAAATCAAGAAACGGCATGCAGCAGTAATCAGGGAGCTGCAGCCGGAAAGCGATAGACAGGAGCAAGCGAAGGGAGGGGGCGACGCCGGCGTTTCCGCTATGGCAGAATTGTCACCGATGCCGGGATGGGTTCCGCCGTTATCGGTTGCGGGATTCCCGGAACGGCCTGAGAGCGGCAAGGTGAAAATCGGTGACAGGACGGTCGAGCTTCCCCCGGAGGATAAGCCGGTTCGTATCGAGCAGATCAGGCTCATGGCGGAACAGCTTATCGGGCGAGGGCTCTACTTCGGCAAGATCAAGCTGAAGGGAACAGCGGGCTTTCATCGCCGGAAGATCGGCGAGGTTCGCATGGCGAATTACAACGATGTAGAGACGCTTGCTCACGAGATTTCGCATTTCATTGGGGATAATGATAGTGGGAGGAATCCGCTGCACAAGCTCTATACGGACAAGCGGTTCTCTGATGAACTGAAGGCGCTCAGCTACACATCCGCAGATGGAAAGGCGCTCCGCGAGGGTTTTGCCGAGTATATGAGGCTGTGGTTCACGCAGTACGATATGGCGAAGCAGGCAGCTCCGAAGTTCACTGAGGCGTTTGACAAGTTCCTTGCGGATGACAAGAGGACGCTGAAGGCGATGACCTGGCTACAGGACTCCATGCACAAGTGGGTGAATCAGGGGGAAGCGGCAATGTATGAAGCGCTGACAAGCGGCAACCAGTTCACTCCGATGCAGAAGCTTACTATGTGGATTGCACAACGTCCGGTTTCGCTCATGCGTCAACAGTATGTGGATAATCTCCATGCGGCAAAGCTGATGGGCGCTGATTTTTATGGTGACCAGCTCAGGGCGGAGGATGATCCGTACAAGCAGTTGCAGCTGATCAATGGCGTTGAGGGGATCGTGCAGGAAAGCTTTATCCATGGCGCTCCGTATGTCGCTGATGACGGCAGTATCAAGTTCGAGGGGCCTTCGCTTGAGCAGGTGTGGAAAACTTCGCTGCAAAAAGGGATGGCTGTTCTCCGTGCTCAGGAGAAGTATTTCGTTGCCCGTCGTGCGGCGGAACTGAAGATGCAGGGCAGGGAGAACCTGTTGAGTGTAGGCATGATCAAGGGGGGGCTTGCGCTGGCGGAGAAGTACCCGTGGTTCAAGAAGTCGTTCAGCGATTACCAGAAGTACCGGGAGAACCTCCTTGCGTTCATGGTGGACTGCGGCTATGTGGAAGAGCGGGCGGCGAAAAAGTTTATGGAGGTGAACCGGAACTATGTGCCGTTCAATCGTGAGGTTGAGGGGATTGGGCAATCGTTTGCCGGAAGCGGGAACTTCAAGCGGCTGAAGGGTGGAACGCAGAACCTGAAGCATGTTTACGATAACATTCTCCTGGGCGATGCACAGCATATCAAGGCGGCGCTTCGTGCACGAGCGATGCGGCAGCTCTATTCAGCGGCACTAAAGAGCGAGGAGGGAGGCAAGTGGATTGCTCCGCTTGGGAAGGATTCCCGCCTGGTAAAGACCAATATCGAGCAGCAGGCAAAGGCTATCGCTGATGCGATGGCGGCTCTCGGCATGACCGTTGCTGATGGTGGCCGGATTATTTCCGGAGATCCTGCAGCGGAGACGATTACCGATGTTGAGGATATTCAGCAAGTACTTCTGGATGATCCGGAGTTGATGCAGTTCTGGACTTTCGGGCATAAACCTTCTACAACGGAAACGGGCGTTGACAGCTTTATCGATCCGAATACCGGTGTTCGTAAATGGGTGGAGATCCAGAGGGATAATGAGTTGCTTCTGGACATGGTGAACAATATGGCGGGAACAAGGTTGCCGGATGGGTTGCTTGGCGTGGCCTTCAGGATGGCGGCGGCGGTGAAGCAGTTCCAGACGATGACGGTTACGGCCGCATGGCAGTTTGCAGGGCCGAACATTGTTCGGGATATGCAGCAGGCGTTCATTCTTTCCGGCGGGAAGTTCAGGCCGATCATTGATAACGTGCATGGCATTGCAGCGATGCTGCATGACCTGGTGAAGCGGGAGGGGTGGTATCACGAAATGAAAGCTCAGGGCGGCGGTTGGTCGGGAAGGGTTCGTTCGATTATGACGGATACCTGGGAGATGCAGCAAGGCGCGATGGCTCCGAAAACAAGATCTAAGTACCATCCTGTACGTGTGGCTCAGGAGCTGATTGATGTGCTGATGTCTATCGGAGATTCTGCGGAAATGAGTACGAGGGTAGGTTTCTATATTCGCATGAGAAAGGACGGTGCCGGGGCAAGGGAGGCGGCATGGCAGGCGAGGGAGATTTCGACCGACTTCCGAAAGCATGGATCGTATGCTCCATGGGTTATGCTGCAGAGGACGGTTCCGTTCCTTGGAGCGTTCATTCAGGGCGCAGACCGTGACGTTCGGGCGTTGGCTGAGATGGGCGGCAGGATGAGCGTAAAGAACGTTGTTCGGGTGAATCGGGCGAAGGCTCGGGTATATGCCGCAGGTGGGGCGATGATTACCGTGGCGATGATGATTGCGCTGATGAACGATGATGATGACAGGTATGAGGATCTTACTCCAGACCAGAAAACGAGGTTTTTCCACTTCTTTGTTGGAGACCAGCATTTCACTGTTCCGAAACCGCATGGGTTTTTCTCGCTGATGGCGGCGGCAGGGGAAGCGATTGTTGACACAATGAAGGGGCAGAGCGGCGAGGATGCCGGGAAGTTCATGGCGTTTGCGCTGGCGTACCAGCTTGGGGCTGATGTGATGCCGGGGTTTGCCAATCCGCTGTATGAATTGGCGGTCAACAAGAGCTTTACGGGTGCTCCGATCATCGGTGAGCGATTGCAGGGGCTTACTTCTGATTTGCAGTTTACGGACAGGACTCCGGGGCTGTATATCGCTATCGGTCAGAAACTTGGCGTGGCTCCTGATGCGGTGCATCACCTGGTTCGAGGCTATACGGGCTATGTGTCCGATTTTCTCAATGAGGCGACGGAGCGGGCGTTGTGGAACCGGGAGCAGTGGGGAGCGCGTCCGTTCGAAAAGGATGCCGGCGATTTTATCGGCAAGCAGTTCGTGCAGAAACGGGTGCCGTACCGGACGAAGTGGACGGAGAAGTATTATGACCTTCGGCGGAGAGCTTCGGAGAAGGAGGCTTCGCTGTCCAGGCTGCAGAAGGCTCCGGCGATTCGAGATCGTGGCATGCTTGACCGGTTTGCGGGGGACGAAAATTCGATGAATCTGGCTGCGGCAAGCAAGGCATTCCGGCAGATTGATAAGGCTTTTTCCGATCAGGAGATGATGATTGCCTCGATCAAGTACGATCCCTATCTCCCGGCAGAAGAGAAGGAGAGGCGGATCGATGCGTACTATGAGCAGAAGAATGGGCTATTGAAAGATGCGTACCGGCAGATTGATGCGGCACTGAAATAATTTTCCCCGTTTGTATGAATTCCGTCATGCGGTACACTGCAAAAAATAAAACAGTGTACCGCCATGGCGACAGCTCTGCTTGCATATTCACAGTTTTTTAATGTTAATGGCAATCCTCTTTCAGGGGGGAAAGTCCATACCTACGAAGCAGGGACTACTTCTCCTCGTGTCACCTACACTGATGAATCCAGAGTAACCGAGAACTCGAATCCAGTTATTCTGGATGAGGCTGGAAAAGCGGCCATATATCTTGACGGCAGTTACAAGATTGTTGTGACGGATGCCAATGATGTGCCGGTATGGGTAAAGGATAATGTGTGCTCTATCGGTCAAGATGAGTGGCTTGGCGAGTATCCGGCGACAATGACAGGAGCTTCTTCTGTTGCTGTTGCCGGCAATGTGGCCAGTGTTTTTTCGGACAAAAGAGCAGTGAGGATTACCGATGATACTTCGGTGGTTTACGGTCATGTTGTGTCGTCAAGCTATGCTGGTGGCGTGACAACCATTTCTCTTTTTCTTTCGTCCTCATTGTCGGCTGCGGTAAGCGGGATTGCTGCCAGTGTGGTTTCCTCAGATTCTCTTCCTTCACTTGATAATCAGGTTGTAGTGTTCGGTGGTATTCAGACGACTGGACGCGGTGCTTCTGGTTATGTCGTCACTGGCTTGACTGGAGGTACAGATGATAATCTTGATGGCATTGATGGGGCGACGGGTGGGCTGAATGGTGGCCCGCTACTTGATCATGATGTGGCTTTTTGCCTCAACAATGACGATACGTTTACAGTACACGAACTTGATGCTGATTCTGGTGAGGTTGAAACATCGCCGAACGTGATTGAGCCGAATAGTAATCCAGGGACAAAACGATGGAAGCTGCGGTTCTTCAAGTGGTTGAAAGCTGCCGTGAACGTTGGCGGGTTCTGGAATTCTGGCGATTTCCTGAATGCCGATGGAGATCTCGTTTGCCAGGCGGATGCTAAGGGGGTTGTGTTTTCGGATGGAACGAAAATTACCCGGCAAGCAGGTGGTGGGCTGAGAATCATTCCGAAGTCCGATGCTTACCCAGTCACTGTGCGAAACGCGGCGAATGATGCTGACGTGCTGGTGTTGAAGCCGCTGACCGATGCGGAGGCGATTGCCGGGGAGATCACGAACCAGCCTCCGAGCGCGGCGAGTATGAAGGCTGCTATAGATGCCGTAAGGGATCTATGCACACAATATCAGCACACTGCGGCAAGCGGTACTGCCGGAGGTCCTGCGATGAATGGTGGCTGGAGGGTGCTTCCGATCACGAATGAGGCGTTTGATGATATAGGTTGTACCCTTGCTTCTAATGTTATAACCATGCCGAAAGGTAGATATGTGGTTGATTACAGGCATGTTTTTTATAACACGAATGAAAGTATGGTACGTCTGATTACAACGCCGTCCGGAGGTGCTGCGGCATATCATTACTCTGATGTTGGCTGTGCATACGACGGAGCAATAACTCGTGGCGTTACTATTGTTGATTTCGTTGCTTCAAACGGAGGGACTGTTCGCTGGGAGTATTCTGTGCAACAATCACAACTGACAGATGGCCTTGGCCGAGCAGCGTCATTCGGAGTCACAAATATTTTCGGGTCTGTAGTTATTAATTATATCACCTAACAATAGTGCCACACAGAGTTTTGCATGGTCTCGGCCAAGTTGTCGATTTCGGCATTTTCGGTGCAGCTTTTGCCGTGATAGTCGGTCAGATTTTTGGGCTAAGTGTATCGGAGGCAGGTGCGATCATGACCGGCGTGGCGGCGCTCATGGTGGCTGCAGGCCGGCTGATAAGGCATATGGCTGAAGCGAGAAACATTGATGCGGATACGGAAGTCAAGAAAACGTATGTCAATCCGGAAGTGTATCAGATGCTCTCCAATCTGAAGTGTTGGAACGCCCCTGATTGCCCGTCAAGGGAGATTTTTAAACCAGATGATAAGGAGGGAATGGATGGCTGATTTGTTGAAGGCACTACCTCGGGTGATCGATTCAGAGGGAGGTTACAAGTTGCATAAGGTTTCGGGCGACAAAGGCGGATGGACTTTCGCTGGCATTGCACGGAATTACCACGATGACTGGTCTGGATGGCACCTTGTAGATGCTGGAAAAGGGAGTTCACCAGAATGCCGGCAGATGGTCGAAGATTTCTATCGGAAGAAGTTTTGGGCTCCAGTTTGTGGCGATGAGATTGAGGGTCAAGTTGTTGCCGAAGCGATTTTCGATTTTGGCATGAACACCAATCCGGCCAGGGCGATCATGTTTGCACAGTACGTTCTTGATTGTGATCCGGATGGTGACATTGGCCCCATCACTGTAGCAGCTCTTAACCGGCTCAAGCCAGGGAGTATTCATGAAGAGCTGTTCCTATCGCAGTACGCCCTTATTCGCATTGGATATCGGTGTAAGCGGTGTGATGACAACAGCGTTAATAAGAAATTCCTGCACGGATGGACTGAGCGGGATATTCGTGTCGTGGACAGCGTGCTGAACTTGACCGGATTTTTTGGATTGAATAAACGATAAAAGGAGGTGATACACCTATGAATGAAGCATTGATGTTTTTGCAGCAGAACGCTATGGGCATTGCCGCCGTGGTAGTGCCGGTTGTCGTCGGTGTAGTTATTGGCACCAGAAAGGTTGCCGTGGCAAACGTGTTACGAGAGTCTGGTGATGTGATGACAGCACTTGGCGCAATGGTAGAGACTACAAGTTCTGATACTGTGCGAAAAGTGTTCGCTGAAGCCTCTGATTTTCGCGATGCTCTGAGAAAGCTTTCTCTTGCTGCAGGTAAATGA